TAATCTGGATCTCCAGGCCATGTATCGTCGCCTGTTTTGTTTGTCATTGTAGACATAATTAAAGAAACATAAGTATTAGCAATTAGCGCTGCAGAAAAAGACGGAGAGACGTCTACCCTTGTTTCATTAAATGCACTAACATATTGAACTCCAGTAACTTTTATATGATCTAAGCCTGTTACACTAGGGGTTTGCTCAGCAGAAACTACAGTAGCCCCAATAAAAGGAGTTATAGAAGCTTCAACATCCCCCGCTAAACTAAAGTATGTGGTTCCACCTCCTGTTGTTACCAAGTTTATTCTATTGTATAATTTTATTGCTTGATAAGGGCTATATTTGGCTACAGATATTTGATGTTCCTGCGTGTAATAATCTTCGGCTGCTTGACCTCCCATAATTTTATTATATTATTCCGCTGTAGTAGCTAAATTAATGTTAATTTTTCTAGGCTGATTTCTATTATCAGTCCAAAATAATAAATTTTCAATTAAATTTATTCCTATTATACGATTAGTGGTAGAAAAATTTAAAAATTCTCCTCTAACTAAAGCTCTGTATTCTTGAGTAATATTGTTGTAAACGTATATATAATGATTTGTTCCTATAGGTGCGTCTGTTGGATTAGATGGGTCAGGATCTGTATAGTCTGTTAAAAAAACAAACAACTGGTCGGTAGCGTTGTTTTCTTCAATTCCTATAATAGTAAATCCGGTTCCTATATCCGAAGTAGTTATTAATGCATTACCTATTATATTTTCCAAGGCTCCCACATCGTCGTCTTCGGATCTACCAACAGATATATTCCGAGCATCTCTATATTCGCCGTTAGGCAATATTCTATCGTCAAGATCTTTATTCATCTTAGACTTTAGAAATGTGTTTTTTATTTGCTGAGCCATTTAATTATGATTTAATCCATTTAGATTTGCCTCTCATAACTTGAACTATTTCATCAAGTTTAATATTAGATAATCTTATTTTAGCATTTCTTAGCTTTGCAGATCTATCTCTTTTTAATCTTTGTATTATATATTCCGGTTGGTTAATTCTAGATGCTAATATTGAGTAAAGAATATGAGCGTATAATGCATCTTCTGCCATTTTTGGTATTCTTGAATCCAACTCATACGCTAAGCCATCAGATATATAGTCAAGTATTATTAATTTATTTTTTAAATTTGAAGAAAAAGATATTACTCCGTCTCTTTCATTTAAATTAAACCACCCATTTCTTTGACTATATTGGGGGTCATTTCCATAACGCTCTCCCAAGAAAGGATTACCGGTTAGCCAACCAGCATAAGCCCAATAATCACGTAAAGTTATATTCCCGTTTAATAAATTATCATTAGCTTCAGCCCATCTTTCCATTGTTTGTGATGAGCCTTCTAAATTATCACCAAAGTTGTCTTGTATTGGGTTGCCATCGGGGCCATCTTGCAAAGGAACTTCATAAGGGGAACTAGTAAGATTATTAGCGGGATATATTGGGTGCTTAACACCTAAGGCATCTATATAAGAAACACCCACATAATTAACGTAGTCCTGAGGTATTATAACACTTAGCCCTTCTGAAATATTTAATTCTTGAGACTTTATGCTTTTTAAAGTATCATAGCTAAACTCTTGCATACCACGTTTTGCGTGAAATATTACATCTGTTCGTTTAACATCAGGTATTAACTTGTGTTCTCCAACATAAGTTGCAATAAATCCATTTACAATATCATTTAAGGATGTATATCCATAACTTCCATAATTTTCTTGGACAGCAGTACCTATAGCTTCGTTATTTCCATAACTACCACCATTCATTGCTTTTAATTGAACCGCTACATAAGTGTTTAAAGGGATAGGAACTGCAGTGGTGATAGTATTGTTTTCCACACTAAAACTTGAGGTATATATAGTGTATGAGCCAGGAAGATTGGTTGGGCTAGTATAAATAACAAAATTATTTAAAGCATAATCAGGATTTAACGGATCTGAAGATCCTAAAATTAAATCTGTGTTAAAAGTTGTTGCAAAAACACCAGTGCCATCAGATAAAAATCGCTGAGATCCCGAATAATATTGTTCGTTAGTTTCGGTTATTAAACCGCCATTAGGTATAGGCATATCTTATAGTGTTGAGCGTTGTACTTCTTGTTGAACTTGTTGTGCAGCTATTTGAACTATTGAAGGATCTCTTATTACAACTCCAGAGTAAAGTAATATTTTTAATATAATATTAGTTTGTTCTGATTTTGATAATTCGAAATCAACAGAGTTAGTTGGATCCCATTGATAATAATTTTGTCCGGACGGTATTGTAAAATTCCATATTACATCCAAAGGCTTTCTTAAATAACTTACAGTTACATCCGATGTAATAGTTTGCGGATATAAATACAATTTATGATTTTCATATAAATATATAGGATATGTAGTAGTAGGCGCAACCAAAGGTGTAGTATTTATGTATAAAAGCTCGTTTCGCTGCACGAATTGAGCTTCTGTGCTATCTTTGTATATAACTGTACCTAGCCTGTAAAAGTCCTCTGGGGTGGCCGTAACAACTATAGCTGCTAAATTAGCCGGAACAGTGTTAAATATTATATTAGCCCCACTAATAGTAAAAGCAGTTGTAACAACCCCATTAATAGTGACAGATATTACACTGCTAGCTAATTGAGAAGAAGTTATTGACGTAAACGGAAATGATATAGATGTGCCATTTCCCGTAAAGCTTTGTGTAGCTACGCTAGCTCCTGATGTAGTAGGCAATGTAAAACATTTATCTGGAGCGACATAAGTAGCCGTTCCGTATTCTTTAAAAATGGAAATATCTTGATCTACATTTTTAATTCGATCGCCGTATTCTGTATCATTATCCGGCCTTCTAAGCTGCTGATTTACAGTATCAAAATAACTCTCAAATATCTCAAGTTGCACTTGCGTAGCAACCTTGTTAAATTCGTCTGGTGATAAGTTACCTCTTTGCTCTTTATTAAGAATGAGTAACACCGTTTTATAAACTATGTCTACATTTACTGCCATTTTATTTTTTTTGTTATAAATATTAACCGGTCTCACTTAAGAAACCGGTCAATAATAATTCACCATCTATAATATAATTACGTGTTTTTTTTAAAAACTACTAATTAAATTTCTTTTCTATAGATCGGTATACTTCAACTCCCTCATCAGTTTTAAAATATGCTGCCATAGCTGAGTATGGGTTTTCATCAAAAGGTACAGACATTAGCTTTCTACCATTAGATGTCCAAGAAAAAGTTCTTTGATCCTGTGACAAGGTAATTATATTAGCCTCTGTAGCTTTAATAGCTACATTTCTAAGTCCTACATTTTCGTCTTGTGCTAATTCTAAAAATAAAGCAGGGTTGTTATTTGCAAACAATCGTAAATCTCTTTTAATTTCTTTAGAGGACAATTGATTAACTGCGTTACCCATTTCTACTCTTAATATGGCTTCGGCATCGTCGATATCCATATCTCTAGCAAATACTGCTGCATCTGTTTGCAAATCTAGTAACTCTAGATCGTCATAAGCTTCTTCAACAGGATCATATTCCTCGTAGATTCTTCCTTTTAACGGATGATATAATGAAAGTAGTTTTTGTAAATTCTGTTGTGTTTTAGGAACTCGTAAATCCCCATCTCTAAACATAATATGTCCTAACGTAGCTTCTCCTTCTTGTTCGCTTTTGAAAGGCGAATCATGGTTAGTTGCATATCTAATTTCTTTTTGTGTACCAGTTTCTTCATCAAAATATAGCAGCGCATGTTTTCTAGTATGCTTACCTGGAATAGTTAACGTAAGAGGGGTGTGCCTACCTACTAAGTAGTACAGCCTATCTTTAATTTCCCATTTAGGTTTTGCTGGTTTTTCTGGTGCTTCTGCAACCGGTTTTTCAACAGCCGCTTTTGGGGCTGCTTCTACAATTTGTTCTTCTTGTGCAACTTTTTTAGCTGCTGGTTTTTTATTTGCCATAATATAATATAATTAAATAGTTAATAAGAATAATAATTACCCCCGTCATTACAACGAGGGTAAGAATTACATTTGAAATCCTTAGATTCCTTTGAATAATACGAAGTTGTTAGCTGCTTGAGTAATCAAACATCTTTCAGATAGGAAGTTTACTTCCATTGCATCAAGAGTTGAATTACTAGCACCTCCAACAGATCCTGTTAACCAAGATTTCATTCTACGGTCATCAGTTTGAGAAGCTCTGTATCGTACGTGTAAGAATGGACGACGAATGTTAGTTCCTAAAACTTGATCATAAACAGTTGAAGTTCCAGCTGGTACTAATACACCTTCGATTGAATTAACTCCGTTGATTGCTCCACGTGTAGAAGCATCGTTTAAGTATTTCCAATCTGTTTTGTAAAAGTCGTAAGATCCTCTACGGAATCCGCTGAATCCTAAGTTAAGCGCCATATCTTCTGAATTTTCAAATAATCCAAAAGCAACACCTCCAGTAGCTCCGCTAGAAATAGCCGCAAGCATATCATCAAAGTCTAAAGCAGTTTGACGGTTTAGGAATAACATGTTTTCCTCAATTGCTCCTTGAGTGTCAAGGTTTTTAAGGATAGCATCAAATTCATTTAATCCGTTAGCAGCTGTGAATCCAGTTTCTACATTACCTCTATCTTGGATAGCAGCAAATAAACCTTGTGTTCCTGGCTGAGTTAATGGGTTAAGAGTAGATGCATTTAATTCACCTTCTACCATTGCCATTTCTAAGTAATCTTCAAAACGTAAACGTGTTTCAGACTCAGCTTTCAAATACCATAGGTATCCGTCAGTTCCGTCCTCAGTCGCTACATTTACCCATCCGATTTGTGCAGTATCAGATCCAGATACAACGTACTGATCTCTAATAATGATTGGTGAGTTAGAAAACTGCGTTAATACAGGCTCTACGCTAGTTCTAGCAGCTGAGTTTCCAGCGCCGCCAGCAGCTAATGTAGTTCCTTTAGAATAATCAGATCCGTAAACGAATACTTTTAATCCAGTTGCAGAGAAACCTTGAGTAGTCAAAGTTGTTCCAGCAAATGACTGAATAGTAATTGTTCCAGCTGCACCTAGTGTAGATGCTGTTACAATACCTTTAGCCTCTAATCCAGTAACCGGATCTAAAACAACAACAGTATCATTTACTGAAATTACATTACTAACTCCAGCAACAGCGCCAGGGTTAAGAGTAATTACAGATAATGTACCAGCTCCGTTAGCTTGAGATACTCCAGCATAAGAGATGTGTAATCTGTTTTGTTCAGACCAAATAACTTGATCAGATGTCATTGGCATTTCAGCACCAACCATTCTTAAAAATCCAGATAACGTTCTGTTTCCGTAACGCTCTACTTCTGCTTCGTAGATTTCTGGTAAATACTGCTGAGCAAAATCAGCGAAATTTCCTGGAACTCCGGCACCTCCGCCGTTGTTGTTCCATTGTAAATAATTTGTAGCAAGTAATTGCTGTGTTTGTGATGGGATTATACTCCCAAATTGTGGTAATAAACTCATTGTTATTAATTTTTAAACTTTTTAATTTTTAGTTTTGCAGAGTCCGTTCCAGAAATTGATTTAACTTTATACGCGCCAAAACGAGCACTTTCAACTGGTGCTGCTTTCCTAGCTTCAGTAGATGTATTATTAGATTTGTTTACAACATCTCTAATAGCATCTGCTTTGCCTTGTTCATAAAAATGATTTGCTATTTTATCAGCATTCATTCCTGCGTATAAAGCTTTGTGATACCCTTTGGTATCTTTAACCGTGCCATCTTCCCCAAGGAACTTCCCTACGAAATTACCGATGTCCGATTGTTTTTCCCCTACTTGAGATGCATTTTGCACTCCATATCTAAACTTTTTTTCGCCTAAGTTGAAATCGAAACCTTCGAAATCCTTATTGAATAATTGTTCAGTTTGAGCTTTAAACTTCTCATGATTCTGGGAGTTTCTTTCCTGATCCTCTTTATATCGATTAAAAAAGTCCGATGCTTTTTGTTGATCCTCAGAAAAACTTGGCGACTTCAACTTGATGTCATCATAATATTTTTCCTTGGTATCTTCTAAAAACTTACGAGCTTTTGAAACCTCTTCTTTATATGCGAGTTTTTTTCTTTTGATGTCTCGCTCTTCATCAATATCTTCATCAAATGCGAAAGTGTCTTCGATCATAAAATCGATTTCTTCTTGTGACAAATGAGGCTTTGTACTTTTATAGTATTCTTTTACTAAAACGTCTCTATCTACATCTTCGTAATTAGTGTTTAATCTTATGTAGTCCTGCATAGTCCCACCTGTTTCTCTCATAAAATCTACTAACTTATTTATGTTGTCAGGTAAATCATTTTGAGTAGGAGGTGGCTCAATAGCAGGAGCTTTAGCTTCTACTTCTTTTTCTTCGGTAATGTCTTTAATGACTGGTTCGGATGTTCCTTCCTCCACTTCTCGTACATCTTCGGCTGGTTTATTCTCATCCACACCGCCTGTGCTTGGCTCTTGAACGGCATCTTTTTCTTCTTTAGGAATTACTACTCTAGTTACATTGCTTGGAACGTCGATTAAAGGCTCCCTGTTTTTAGCCGCCAACTGTTCATCAGTTAGTTTAGGCTTGGATTGAATCTTAAAAGATCCTTCCGTTTTTACTTGTTCATTCATGATATAATATTATATAATTATTAAATACTTATTTATGTAGGATCAAATGATGATAAGTCAAATCCTCCCATCACATCGTTTCCTTGTGACTCAAAATTCTTAGGCATTCCTTCAGTTTGCCTTTGTTGTATAAGTTCACTTTGTTGAGTACCCTGTATTTTTACTCTTTTATCTTTTCTATCTTCTATTTCTTTTTCTTTTTGTGTGGTAGCACCAATTTGTGCTTGAGCTAATTGCATATTATACTCAAATTCAGTTGCCATTAACTGTCTTTTAATTTGAGCTTCTCTTTCCATTCTTTGTATTTCAAATTGCGATTTAGCTTGTTCTATAGCAACTTTTTCAGATGTAAGAGCTTGTTGCTTTTGCACTTCCGCCATTGCGGCTTTTTCAGAGGCTTCAGCATTTGCTGCTGCTTGGGCTTGTATATTTTGTTGAGTTACGGCCTGTTCTCTTTCTAACTTTTTCTTGCGCTTAAGCTTTAACATTTGATTAGCCAGCTTAAGGTTTTTAATTTCACGTATATCAATAGCATCTTCTATATCAATACTACCTTGTTGCAACGAAGCATTTATATTGGCCGCTAATTCAGCTTTTTCTTCGTCATCTGGTTCCATTTCTAAATATATTCCAAAGTCATGAAGATTTAAATTTTCTATTTCCTTTAAAGTTTCTACGTTGAAAGTAGATATACTATTCATTAAAGAATTTTTAGTAAGAGGAAAATTTAATACATCAGCTATTTTTAAAGAAATGTTTTCACAAGTACTAAGCGCTAAGAAAAGACTAGCATCTTGTATATGCTTAGTAGCTACATTAGAAGCATTAGCCGCCATTTTTTGTAGACCAACTAATGAATCAGCAGAAGGTAAAGATCCATCTCTTGCTTCATTTAATCCAGTAACATCTCTAATCATTTGCATATTGTAATTATATGCTGTAATAAGAGATTGTATTTTACCCATTCCATTTGATGAAGACAATTCTTGAATTGGTACTTTACCTCTGTTTATATCTCCTTCTTGTGTAAGTGATCTACCTACAACAGAACCGGTTTGAAAATACATATTTAATGCTTCAGCTGGATTGTAGTTTGTTCCATTGCCTAAATCAACCTCAGCTAAACCGTCCATATCTAAAAAGATACCATCGGGAACCATTCTGGATAATACTTGTTGTATTTTTAAATGAGTTAGTTGTATTACGTCGGCAAAACCTACACATTTACTTATTAAAGATTGTATTTTACCTTTGTACATTCTTGGTGCACATAAGGAATAACTCATTTCTACGCGGGTAGTATCAGCCATTGGGCGTGTCATATTTTCTGACATTTCCCATTTAAGCATTGTATTAGTTCCAATTACTTTAGCCCCTTCATATAATACTTCTATAGACCTTGAAACTCTTTCAAAGTTGTCATTTGGAGGAGGATTAAACTGATCAGTTTTTTCAATTGCCTTTTCTAAACCTGAATCTGTTTTCTTTATTTTAAAAACTTGGTCGGTATATGTTTTGTATTCAAAATACAATACTTGAACAGTATTGTAATCATAGCTTTCAAAACCTCGAATCATTCTTCGATTACCTGGCATGTCTTGAATTCTTTCTAACTCTTCGTCCGATATATTAGGAAATTCTTTTTTAAGCTCTGGTATAGTTATAGATTTAACTTCGCCTACGTAATATATGTCTTCAAAGTGAGGATCTTCCGTGTAAGACCAAACGCAATAAGCAGGATCAACGTAATCTACTACAATGCCTTCAGCTGGATTAAACGATGTTTTGGTTACACCTATTCCTATATTAACCAAATCTTGATTTACTCTAGATTTAGTTAAATCAAATTCGTTAGTAGCTAATACGGTATTAATAGCTTCTTCTTCTGCCACCTCAATAGCTTGCTTGTAGCTAAGCTGCATGTGAAGATCTCTTTCCTCTAAAGACTCAGGTAGATTATCTGGTGATATATTAGATCTACTTAAATTTATATCTATAACTTGAGATGCCTCAGCTTGTTCATTTTTAGTTAACATATCAAATAACAAGTCTTCCGCAAAATCAGTTCTTTTCTTTAAAGACTCTGGATCTTGAGCATAAGAAGTTAAGTCGTATTGTTTCTGTGTTATTCCATTTGCAACTATGTTCGAAAACTTAGAAAGTATAGGAACTGGCTTCCAATCTAAGTTAAGATAAGATAAATCGCCATTAATAGCTAACTCATCCTTATACTTTTGCACGCTTTGTTCTCCTCTGGCATATAATCTTAAATTATGAAAATTATTCCAGTTTGTAGCGTAACGGTTTGAACCACTTCCACCGTAATTGAACCATTCTTGCTCAATAGCTCTACTAACCTGAAGCCCGTATTCCCACGTTGCTTTCTCTGCATCACTTACAACCTGATCCGGGAATGAGCTATTAGTATTTGTACTTATATTCATTTATTATATTATTTTTGAAGTAGTCCCCTCGTTATTATATTTTTTAAAACCCAAAGAATAAGATTTAATTTTTGTTATACCTTTAGGATTATACCTATGTTTATTACAAGCCATTAAAGCTAACCCCGAACTTATCGAAGCATCATGCTTAGTTCTATTGTTTATATCAAACTTAGCCCAATCTTCTAAAGTTCTTTGTAAATACATATCCCCATATCCATCTTTCTTTTCTCCTATAAAATCTTCTATATATGTTTCAATAGCCGAAGCGTGTGCTTGTTTTATGTCCTCGCTTGAATTAGGTATTCCGCCTACTTCTCTTTCAGCTATAGATAATTTATTATATGTTTTGTCCGGTCTGTTTATACTGAAACCTCTGTATCCTCTACGCTTTAAATAATAAAGCAATCTAGGTTTGTTGTTTTCTGCTAGCAAAGGCATTCCGTAAAAAACACAAGCCATTAGTACATCTTCAAAAAACATTTCAGCTGTTGATGGCCTTGCAATATACTCAAGGAAAAAATGGTTAGGCGGAGCGTCTTCCATTGAAAACTTTGTTAATCCATGAAGCGATCCGTTAGATCCGCCACCACCAACAACACCGCTAATATCATAACTATCACATCCAAAAGCTCCCATGTGTTCATTACCAGGATATTTAATGCCATTTTTTATTATTAAGTTATTTTGTTGTTCTTGATCCGGAACCCAAGTAATAAAAAATCTACCATTTTTATTAGGATAGAACACTACTCTGGTATCCTTAACTCCGTTTTCCCACTGGAAGTTACCTTGGGTAACCATAGCGGAGTTCTTTAATTCTTCGTTGTAATCTATTTGCTGGTAAATCTTTGTAAGATTAAATATAGATTGCTTAGCTTCATCTCTAAAAGCGTGTTGTTCCGTACGGGGGAACTGTCTGTAATATTCATTTAAGGCATCGGCATCGTCTTTTAAGCCTTCAACTTCATTCTCCCAGTGTTGTATAACACCTTCTGTAATAACATTACCTTGAGGATCTAATGTTTCTTTCGTTGGAATATCAAACACAGGATAGCCATACTGATCAATAAAACCCTCATAATTCCATTCCATAGGAATAAAAAGTTTGTATAAGCCCGTTTTAGTTTGACCGTTCTTGTTTCTAGCCGATGCATCTGATCCATCATATAGTTTTTTAAAGTTTTTACCTCCTTTGTCTAAAGCATTTGATGTTGACCCCATCATACACTTTCCAATAATTCTACTACCTAATCTTAAACAAGTTTTTGTTACTCGCCAGTTGTTAAGTATATTAGTTGGCTTTTCCCATTTACCTGATTCGTCATGAACCAATAGTTTTAATTTTTCACCATCATAACTGTTATCACCTGTGTTTTTCCAGTCGATAGTTGTATCTAATCCATCAAGCTCTTGAGCTGCTTGGTTTTCTTCTAACTTACGTCTCGTAAATTTAGAAGCGGGTACTCTGTATGCTAGTTCTGTTTTCGGACGGTCCATACCGTCTTGTATTGGTTTAAAGAAAAAAGGATAATTTACCGAGATCGGTACAACTTTATCTGTAAACATTTTCTTGGCGTCAGCACCTGATTTGGATAATATACCGAATCTAGAGTCTGAAGATATCGTAGCCGAATTAACTGTTTCTCCCGACGACATGAATGAAAATCCAGAGCGTCGATTTTTAAGGTAACAAATGCCGTACGATCTTA